TTAGCTAAGAATTCAAACACAGATTATGATACTGAATGGATAAATGTTGATTTAAGTCCATACGAGCTGCTAAGTAATAAGGTAACTACGCTTGCATCCCCTAATAATAACGATTATCCAACTACTCAATTATTATCTGATTCATTAAATTCTATCACGCCTGTAATTCCTGTTTATATGTTGAGTGGAACTAACTCCGACATCTCTGGTTACGAATCAGCAGTTGCATTGTCTTCATACACCGCTGGTGCATTGGCAACTACTTCTCAAACAGTTACAACAGCGGAGACATTACTAGAAGAGTTTGCAACCAATTTAGGATTCCCTAATTCCACAGCTTTTCCTGTAGGATTGTTTTCTTTTCATTGGGAAACACAGAAATCAAGTGGCCCGAGATTCTATTATACCTATGCAAAACTTTTCAAGCGCAGCGCAGGTGGTACAGAAACCCTTTTATTAACAAGTGATAACTCTTCACAGGTTAGTGCAAACACAGTCACTCAGGTTGATGTTACTGCATTTTCTGGATCAATAATTCCATTACTTGCAACTGATAGAATAATAGTTAAAATTTACGCTAGAACGGTAACTGGTTCAGACACAATCACACTTAGATGGGATGATAATACAGATTCAAGATTTCAAATTGCAGGGTCATCATTAAGTTATGTCCCTGAGAACGTAGCCAATAAGGCTACTTCGTTCGCAGTTATTAACGACACTCTATACCCTAGTATTCAGCTTGTTAATAGTGGTTTGTCAGGAAAGGCAAATACATCACTAAGTAATCTTTCATCCGTAGCAATAAACCAAGATTTAATTGCAGACACGGATGTTTCGAGAAGCTTAGGTTCAAGTGCCTTGAGATGGGTTGGAGCATATATATCTGAACTTTATAATGCAGCGGTAATGCGTTTTAATATTGCAGCAGGAACACTTCATGATGACAGCGGAAATGCAGTCATTGATTTAGCAGGATTAAGCCTAACAGACAATACAGGAACTAGCGCAGTAAACTGGCAAGTTAGATACTTAATTGATTCTGGCAATAAAACATCTTTAAATTGGGAAAGTAGAACCGCTTTAGATTCTTTCGAAATTGAATCTATAAATTGGGAATCAAGAAAATTAAAAGATAGCTTCATTGTTGATTCAGTCGATTGGGAAAATAGAACACTTGTAAACCGGTCAGGTTCAGATGTTGCAAATTGGTCAGACCTTGAACTATTAGACAATAATGGAGAAAGGTCTATTGAGTGGCAAGCAAGAAAATTAAAAGATGATAACGGGATTGTTGCTGTTGATTATTTTGATAGACGGTTAGTAGCGAGTGATGGAACAACAACGGCAATCGACTTCTCCAATCCTGCTGGACCAACATCAATCACTCAGACCCAAGGCGATAACTCAACAAAAATAGCTACAACCTCCTACGTTGACACTGGATTGAGTGCTAAAGAAAACGCTTTAACTATTTCAACCGGATTAACTCGCTCAGTAAATACTGTAACGAATAACCTCTCAACTGGTATAGCTTCAGCAAACCAGACAGTTACCGGCTCAACTTTAGCAAGCGGAACACTAACCCTTTCAAGTACAACTAACGCAACTAAGGGCAAGATTCTTTTTGGTACAAGCGCATATGACGAGGTAAATAATCGCCTCGGAATTACTCAGACAGTACCTACATCTAAACTAGAAATTCAAACTAACTCCATTGGCGGAACACAGAATACATCAAGCGGTATAGCTTTAACAAACGCAACCGCAGCAGCAGCAGCAGCTCAGCAACTGTCTCCGGCGTTAAGATTTCAAGGTAACGGATGGAAGACTACAGCGACCGCAGCATCTCAACCTGTGGAATTTATAATTGATGTAATTCCTGTGCAAGGTACTACAAGTCCAACCTCTGCACTTAGGTTCCTATCATCTATAAATGGGAGTGCTTTCGCTCAGCAAATGACTCTCTCTAACGCTGGGGTATTATCTCCGGTAGCACTAAGCACTGGCTCATTCAGTGCAAATAGCGCAGTTATAAACGGCCCAATGCAGTCAGCAACAACTGGAACCAACGCTAACTTTTCTGTAATTTCTGCGACAGCATTTGCTAGACGTACAGAAGCTCAGTTCCTTACTGGTGGAGTTACGACTTCAGCAAGGACGACATTTTATGGAAATACTTCTTCAGCGTTAACTGCGACCGACAACCACGCAAATATTATTGTAGCAAGAGCACCATTAACTACAGCCGCATCTGGTACTCATGCAACAATTGCAAACTTATCAATCACCCCACTCGGAACAGTTACTTCCGGTGGAGCAGCGGTTACAAACTCAACTTCATTTTATGTTGATGGAGCATCCGCAGGTGGAACAAATCAACATGCAGTCTTGATTGCCGCTGGGGTGACAACTCTAGCACCGTCAACAACAACTAGAGCTAGTTTAAATATTCCATCTGGTACAGCGCCTTCTTCGCCTGTAAATGGCGACATCTGGAACACTGGAACAGAGCTAGGCTTTAGACAGTCGGCTACTACTTACATCATAGACAAAGTTTTAAAAGGCTCAGCTACTTTAGATTTCCCAAGTACAGCCGCCGGAACAAGTTCCGATTTAACTATTACCGTAACTGGTGCAGCCGATGGTGACGTTGTTTCCCTAGGTGTTCCCAATGGTTCAACTCTGGCAAACGGTGTTTTTTCAGCATGGGTTAGTGCTGCGGATACTGTCAAAGTAAGATTCACAAACACAAACTTAGTCACAGCACTCGACCCTGCATCCGGAACTTTTAAAGTTAACGTGAGTAAATAAGGAATTAATATGGCACTTGTAAAGCTTAGAACAAAACAACCTGTAGTTATCGACTCAATGACCGGAGCTTCTTCAATTGTTTATATGGAAGTTGATAATGTATCTATATCAGATTCTGGATATGTATCAAACAGTACATATAGGGTCGTAACAGGTGAGGGTAAAGAGATTATTAAACAAGACTCTAAGACTTTTACTAGAGAGCAATCTGTACAGTTATTTACTTTGCTAGGTGCAAACGGAGCTAATTTTGACGAACAGCTTTTTGACCTTATTCCAAAAGTAGCTTTATATAGACTAGGTGTGGCGGCATATTGGGGATTGACTTCAAATGATTGGGAAATAGACGCTTAATAAAAGGGTTTTATAATGAGAGTTTTCTTTAAAGAAGGTTCTAACGTAACAGAAATAACTAAAGAGATTAACAGGTATCGATCTGATACTTACTTGATGTCATTGGCAACAACTGATGCGATTTATATAGCCTCTGATTTTCCTTTAAATCACTTCTTCGTAAAGATGGGTGATGTAGTCAATGCCGTTTCATCTTCAATCGTAATCGATTATTGGTCATCTCAGGGATGGGTTCCAGCAGTTCACCAGAATGATTACACAGAAGCATTCTCACAGAGTGGTTTTGTTGAATTTACTCCTGACATTGATAATGGATGGATCAGAGAAAATACTAACTCATCAGGTCAAAGTGTTGACGGTCTAACTTCAATTTCAGTTTATGATTCATACTGGATCAGATTGACAGTGGGCACAACACTTACAAATAATATTGAGCTTGAGTATATTGGAAATAAATTCTCAGATGATGATGATCTTTTTTCTGAATACCCACTATTTAACGATGTGACTTTCATCACAGCCTTTGAGGCATCCAAAGAGTCATGGGAAGAACAGCATATTAGAGCTGCTGATTTAATTATTCAAGACCTTAAACGTAAAAGAGTTATCCTAAGCGGATCACAGATATTAGACAGGTCAATCCTCAATCCTGCATCTGTTGCCAAGGTTGCTGAGCTTATTTATACAGCCTTCGGAAGGGATTATGTGGATCAGAAACAGGATGCAAAAGACGAGTACAATAGAAGAATGGACATGTCGCAGTTCAATGTTGATACTAATAACAATGCAATATTAGAACCTCATGAGATGGTTACTAGGCAAGGATGGCTCTCTAGGTGAGTAAAATAACTACGGCCTACAATGCATTGGTTGAAGAATTATCTGGAATATACCTGGATAAAACTAGATTGCATAATCCTTATTCATTAGATGAAAACCCAGACATTGTTCGCAAGAATAGCTGGGGATTAAAAGTTGATTCTGCCAATAGGCAAGACCAGGAATTTTGTAATCTAAGTATTGAGAGAAGCTTTACCCTTATATTAATGAGGCAGTTCGTAAGCTTAGCAAGCAAGGAAGATGGATTTGATGCTGCTACAATAGGCATTTTAGAAGATCAGCAATCAGCTATGCAGTTACTTAACTCTCCTGATGAGTTAGGTCAAGAATCAATCATAGACATCATAAACATCACTGACGTTTCTGGAATACAGGAACTTGTATCTGGTGAAAAAAAATATCTTTTTAGTGAAGTAAATTTTACAATAACAATCAGTGAGTTAATTTAACAGGAGTTTATATGGCAGTTGGTGTAACAAAAAATAGTGTTTTCGCATTAAGAGAAGAGTCTACAGCAGGAACATTGGTTAAGCCAAACTCTGCTACTCAGTTTGTACCAATTCGGCCAGGTGCTGAAATGAGTTACACAGTTGAGACTCTCGAGAACGAGGAGCTTTTAGCTGATATTGGTTCCGCTAAATCTTTCAAGGGTAAAGAGGGCGTTGAGGGATCACACTCTGCTTATATAAAGCATTCAGGTGTTGAGGGGCAAGAGCCACAAATCGGTATTCTATACGAATCAGTAATGGGTGATAAATCTATCGCATCAACTGAATACGACACTGTATCATCAAGCACAGTTTCTCTTATAAAGGTAAACACTGGTGAGGGTGCCACATTTGAAGCGGGTGAGGCATTGTTAATTAAAGATGGAACTAATGGATACTCAATCAGAAATATTAAATCAATCAGTGGCGATGATTTAACTCTAAACTTCAGGCTTGATAATGCACCCGCATCTTCTGTTAATTTGGGAAGGGCAGTACTCTATAAACCAACAGGATCTGGGCATCCTACATTCTCAGGATGGAAGTATGATGGAAACGGTCATGCTGTAGAAGCAGCCGCTGGGTGTACTGTTAGCGAATTATCGGCAGAGTTTGCTGTTAATGAATTCGCATCAGTTGAATTCTCTTACCAGGGAACAAAGTACTTCCTTAATCCAATCGAAATTACTTCTTCGACAAAATTTCTTGATTTTAATGACGGTGCCGATAAGTCTGTTAGTGTTGCAGAAGGGTTTTACAGAGATCCAATGGAGCTAGCTACTGCACTTCAAACAGCCCTAAATGACTCTCCATCAACTATTGTGTTCACAGTAAACTTCTCTAGCTCTACAGGTAAGTTCACAATTGCAGGTAATAGTTCATTCTCAATTGAGTTTGCAACAGGTGCTAATACCGCCAACACAATTGCAACAAAGATCGGATTCGCAGTATCAGACTCAACTTCAGCAACATCACATGTTTCTGCAACAGAGCAATCATATGTAGCTCCATACACACCATCCTATGACTCAGTAGACCCTATAGTAGTTAAAGATGCTGAGTTGTTCATTGGTAACAGCACTGACAATATTTGTTTATGTGCTTCTTCTGCTTCTATTACTATTAGTAAAGAGGTTGAGGATGTTGATTGTCTTTGTGAAGAGACTGGTACAAAAGAAAAAGTTGCAACTAAACGTGAGGTTACTCTTGAAGCCGAGCTTGTTCTTGAGAAACACCAGGTTGCATTATTTAACGCTCTTCTTAATAATACTTCTCTTGCTGCTATGTTAAATGTAGGTCCTAAATCTTCGGGTAACTGGACTCCTGCAAAATGTGCAAACTTCTATTTACAGAATGCAACAGTAAGTGAGTTTAGCGTAAGTGGTGATAGCTTCATAACTGCAACTGTAAGTGTTAAAGGCTTTGTAAGCTCGACAGGCAAGGACGTGTTTGTTAACTTTATCTAAACGATAAAGGAGATACAGATGTTCATTGAAACGCCAAATGGTAACTTAAAATATAGATTTCCTACTGTTCTTGAGAACCTAAAAATTCTCAAGGCAGTAAGGGAGCACTACATAAATAATGATGATATTGGTGCAAAGATTGCAGTTATAGAATTCTTAGAACCTATGCTTGATTACTCTGAGATGAATGGAATTAAAAACTTCACAGAGCTAAACAACGCAGGATTTGAGATGACTAAACCACTCTCTGAAATAGCTGATGTTATCCTAGGAAAAGTTGGCGAGGCTTTCGCAAAAAAAGCTTAATCCCTGATGCTTTAGAAGTTATTCGTAAGAAGCTTAACAGGGAAATGCTAGAAAGGTTTGTGAAAGAACCAGAAAAGCTGGACAGGATATTTGAGGTAAAAGGAATCATTGAGGAGTATTTAGATGTTAAGGCCATTCAAAACCTTGGACTACAAATACACCACTCTGAAATAGATTTCGATAAAGTTATGCTTTTCTCATGGATAAAAGAGGAAATCGAGAATGTCAGAGAAGATCGAGTTTCAGGTAGTAGTCACAAAAGACCAACTAACTGACATATTAGAAAAAGCAGGAGCAGAAGCGGGTAAAACCGAGAAGAAGATTAGGGGCTTATCTGATGCTTTTGGGGATGTAGGAAAAGAACTTGGCTCAATCAAGGCATCTTTCATTGGTAATCTTGGAGCAAACCTTGTAACAAAATCTTTTGATTTGTTATCAGATGCATTTGGTAAAGTCATTAGAGATGGTCGGGAATTTTCAAGAGCAATAGCAGAGATTAACTCTACGTTACCAGCAACAAGCAGAGTTACTGACAATCAGAAAAAAGCATTAGCAGAGTTGTCTGAAAGATTCGGAACATCTGCAACTGCCCAGGCTAAGGGTTTTTTTGAAGTAGTTTCAAATGGTGTAGAAAATACAGCAACAGCTTTTAATATTTTAAAGGCAGCTAATAATGCTGCGCTATCTGGATTGGTTGATATTAATACCGCAACCAGATTAATTACTTCTACATTCAATGCCTATTCATCTTCAGGAACAACGGCTGCGGAAGTTACTGATACGCTGGTTGCAGTCACACAGGCATCTGGCGTTAAGTTTGAAGAGCTAGCTCAATCAATGGGTCGAGTTACTAATATAGCCGCACAATCAGGTGTCACCATTGGTGAGCTTGGTGGATCTATTGCATTTCTAAACTCAAGATCATTAACATCTGAGCAAGCAATTACAGGGCTAGCAGGTGTTTTAAGCGATGTATCAAAACCTACAAAAGAAGCAGCGTCAGAAGCAGCAAGATTAGGTCTTCAGTTTAACGTGGCGGCACTCCAATCTAAGGGGCTTGTAGGGTTTCTTAAAGATGTTACCGAGAAGACTAATGGAAACGTGGCTTCTCTCAGACAATTATTCGCAGATCAAAGATCGGCAAACGCAGTCATAGCTATTGCTACTAGTGAATTTTCAAAATACGAAGAGGTAATTAATAAAGTAACTAATTCTCAAGGTGAAGCAGCAAGAGCATCGTCTACGGTTAGGGAAAGTTTAGACTTTAAGTTAGATCAGGCAAAAAACTCATTCAATAGTTTATTTATAACCATTGGAGAAAAACTAACACCGGCAATTGTTAATGCTACAAATGCACTTAAGCTTTTTAATGGTATTGTAGGTGGTCAAGCAACATCGGCAGACGAGGTTAGAAATAAGCTGCAAGCCCTGGGTGCTCAGTATAATAAAAACATAGATTCTTTAACTAGGCTTAATTCACAGCTTGCATCAGAGCAAGCAATAGGTGCTGACAGTGGTGCCGCAATAACTCAAAAGCAGATAACTGATATACTAGAAAAACAAAATCAAATTTTAAAAGAAAGACAGGCACTAAGAGGTTCAACAGCAGCACCGGAAGAATCAGCAGTAGCAGCCGACCTTTTGGGTGTTTCAGATGATCCAATTGCAGTAGCAAAAAGAAAAGAAACATTCGCACAGCTTTTAGCGGCAAGGACTGAGTTCGATGCTTTTAATGCTCAGAGAGATTTAGAAATAAAGGCGGCTTTAGGGGTTAGCACTCAAGCTGATTTTGAAGCATTCCTACTTGCAGAACAAGCAAGAATTGATGCTAAGTTTTTATTTGAGGAACAGCAAACAAAGCTAATAGCAGATGAGACGGCAAAAAGACAAGCACAACAAGCCATAGCACTCAAGAAAGAGCTTGAATTGGCAAAGTCCGCAAACTCAGAAAAAGCAAAAATACTTCAAGCTGAATCTAATGAAAAACAAAGACAGCTACAAGTGCAGGGCAACTATATACAAGCATCGGCAAACTTGGCAGGTGCAATAGCTAAAGACGGAAGTGCAGCTTCTTTTATCATACAAAAAGCAGCAGCGGTAGCAGGAATTGTAATACAAGATGCCCAAGCCAGAACAGCAGCTATGACAGCAGCACAAATTGCTTCTATTGGTGGTCCACCAGGAGCAGCAGAGGCACTATACGCTAGGTCAGCAGCACTCATTACATCAAATACAGTTCTTGCATCTTCAGCCGTGGCAGCTTCTGCAATAAAAGGTTACGCAGATGGTGGAATTATTGGTCAGGGTGCTACGATGGGTGGAGATAACAGGCTTGCATCGGTACGTGATGGCGAGGTTGTACTTAATGCTAATGACCAAAAAAACCTTTACGATGCAATCAAGTCTGGAAATTTTGGCGGTGGAGATATTGTCATTCAAGTTGATGGAAGAGAAGTGGCAAGAGCAGTAAGGAATCAAGTTAGAAGTGGATTCGTTTTAGCATAAGGAATTTATGGCAGATGCATTTGAGATGTACACAAAAAACCTAGTCGATCAATCAGTAATCACTGCATCAAGTGAGAATGCTCTATTCCCTAAGTCAAACATTCAAGACGCAAGAAGGTCTAAGGTATTCAGATCAACTTCAAACTCTGATTCAGTTGTATTTGATTTTGGTGAAACATCTGATGTTAATACTTGCTTTATAGTTGCTGATAAAAGAAATGGCTTTGGTATATCGACACTCACACTGCAGTTTAATGGAACAAATTCTTGGGGTGCGCCAGCGGCTACGGAAACAATTACATTTAGCGAGCAGCATGGACTAGGATTCTTAGAATTCACAACAACTCACTCATACCGCTTCTGTCGTGCCGTTTTAACGTCCACACTTGGCTACTGTGAGGTTTCTAAGATTTATCTAGGTACTAAGATGGAGCTAGGTAGATCGATCAATTTTGGCTGGTCTTATAAGGATTCTGAAATAGTTTCTCAGAAGTCCAATAGGTATGGCCAAATCTTTTCAGACATCATTTCAAGACAGAAAACAATTAACGCAAGTCTCAGCTACCTTACAAAGGATCAGCTCGATAAGATCTTTGAGATATATGATCTATGCGGAGAGTCTAAGCCATTCTTTGTAAAGATTGGTTGTGACAATATGATTAATGATAATCGCAGATTTAGCGGAATGGTTTACTTTGATAATGTACCAACAATAACAAACTCTAATTTTAATAAATATAATATGTCTATTTCACTCAAAGAGGCTTTATAAGCACCTTACTTGTAAATAAGATAATCAGCGAATTAGAACAAGAGTTTACGATTGATGTAAATGAAAGGTTTCATGTTGCTTGCATATTACCTGCGATATACCTTCATAACAATGCTGCCGGGACCTTTACTTTAGAATTAGAGAAGGTTCCCGGTGGTGTTGTTATGTCTAAGTCATTTACCTCTGCAGACATAAAAGCAGCATCAGGAACTACGGACAACTATCTATACTCTTTTTATCCAGTGATACCCACAAATCCTTTAAAAATTGAGAAGGGTGATTACATATTAAGGCTTAAAACATCAGGATATACGGCCAGTGGATCATCATTTATCGGGTGGATTCAACAACATGAAGACATTCAAAATTCCATATCATACAATCCTATTAATGATTCACAGAATCCTTTAGCTTTTAGAGTTAAGATTTATAAAGAAGGGATAAAATGCCTCTAATAATAAACTTTACGGATAGCTTCACATCATCTTCTGCACCGTCTATCTCAGGTGGTAGTCAGGAAGATTACACTATACTAAACAACCAAGCTGCTTTTGTTTCATTCTCTTCACCATTCACGATTGATTCAGCAGGGTTCGCTTCTGCTTTTGTTAATTACGAGCTTGAAAGAATTGATGCAACAACAGAGTACAGACAGTCAGGAACATTAATACTTTCATTTGATGGAACCAATTGGGTACTTAACCTAGGAAACTATCAAGGTAATGATCTGATTCAAGATAACGTAGCAAGCCCAACATTCGTACAGTTTCAAATCACTACTTCAGTAGGTGTTGGATCACTAACTTACAAGTCTGGAAATATGCCATCACACGTTTCTAGTAAAATTAAAATGGACATAACAAGGATCGTTTCGTGAAAACTGCTTTTTTAATATTTTTCCTACTTTTTTTGTTATCGTTAAACGTAAAAGCTCAACAGTCTTACAATTCTTTGAATGTTAAAGACCTTGCAGTTAGCTCACAATTAAATGTTTCATCAATAACAAAATCATCTAAGCCATGTCCTGCAATGACTCAGACACAAAGGGATGCAATCGTATCTCCTGCTAATGGATCATGCATATACAACACAAATGCACTTTCATTAAACGTCTACAATGGAACAACTTGGAAAGCTGCTGGCGGTGGTGTTAATAAATGGGCAACATCTCAGGCATATCAGATTGATGATGTAGTCATCCAGTCAAACAAGTTTTATATTTGCTTAATAGCTCACTCATCAGGAACATTTGCAACAGACCTAGCTGCATCAAGATGGCTTATAATTTCAAATGATGTTTCAGATTCAACAGGTGTTTTATCACTCTCTAATGGTGGTACGAATAAGAATGCTACGGCCAACAATGGCGCAATCGCTTACACTGATGCTGATTCTTTTGAGTTACTAGCACCAGGATCAAGTGGTCAAATCCTTCAAACTAATGGAGCAGGTGCGCCAAGTTTTGTTAATAAATCAATATCAGGTAAAGCGCAAAACCAAACTGCCGTAACCGCTGAAGAGTTTCAAGTTTCCAATAATCAACTAACTCAAACTGATACCAATAAGCAATTAATAGAAACAGGAAATACTAACATTTTAGTAAATCCAAGTTTTGAACATTCTACTGCATCCACCGGATGGACAGTTTCAGGGTCGGCAACACAAGCGACTGAGGCAAGTGTAGTTATCAGCGGAAAAAAATCATTACTCTTTACAGCGGCTGGAAACTCTTTCTCTTTGTCTCAAGACTCTACTCTCTACGCAGCTCAGTTTGCTGACGGTGTACAATGTTTAGCAACGGTAAGAGTTAAAACATCTACTCCCGGGGTTTCTATATGCCCTAGGGTAGCCGGTTCAAATCTATCTACTTGCGTAACAGCTAACACTGACAGCAAGTGGGGGCTTTATAAGATTCCCTTTATTTGTGGAGCTACGTCTAACGGTATTTCAATTTCAACCGGAACAACTGCCGGAACTACATACATTGACGACGCTTTTGTTGGTGCTGAGAATTTAAAACAGGATATTTCTGGAGCAAAACTTCTTGGAACTATTACATGGGCAGCAACAACAAACTGCGCATGGACTGTTACAAATGCTTCTTACACTACTCCTTCGGCTGACTCTGACTGTCCGACTCCGACAGTGACGGGATCAATAACAGCACCTTCTACAAAAATTCCCGGATTTAACGTAGCAAACAAAGAGGCTGGCTCTTATTTAATTGTTGCCACTGGTAGAATGTATGAGACAGGTGGAAACCAAACAATTCACGGAATAAGATTCTCTGACGGAACAAACGACTCTAACGGAGCAGTAATAAACGTAGGAGCAACAAATGCTTCCCAAGGATCTATTACACAGACTATCGAGGCTTCAAGTTCATCGTTAGGATCAGTAAACTTTACCTCACAAATACTATCTCCCTCTACTGACTCTGTAACAATAGCAGCAGACTCTCAACCATTAAAGTTTTCGGTATATTTCTTTCCACCTGCTAATTCCTCTATCTACTCCGCTTCATGTGGTGCGAATTGTGTTGATACGTTTAGTGCTTCTGTTTCAAATACAGGGACAGTTTCAGGAGAAAATGTTGACTGGATTAATGGTAACTGTTCTTTATCTACTTCTGACTTCACTTGCACACACAATACCGGAATATTCACGGTCGAACCAAACTGTACTTTTATAACAAAAGGTACAGGGGATACGGTTTCTCAAAAATTAAATGGGTCTTCAAGTACCAATACTTCTTATAGAACCTCGGTAGCATCTGCCGGAACATTAACGGCTTACCCTGTACAGATTATCTGTCAAAAACAAGGTACCGACTTTGTAGCGACTCGAACAATCGTGGGGTCGTTTGCAAACGTACCGACCATGCCAGCTATTGTAGCTAATGCCGTAATTGTAAGCGCAAGGGTTTCATCAACGGAAGCTATTACAGACAATGATGGAACATTCCTTTCCTCATGCACCAATGCCGATCCTTCAGTTTGTACATTTACAACTAACTATTGGGCAGCTACTCCTAAGTGCTGGGCAAACGCAAACACTGACGGAAACACAGGTATTGCTTACAGTGAATCCACTACAACAGTAAACGTAGATAGATCAGATGCCCTCACTCCATTTAAACTCTTTTGCTACGGACAAAAACTATGAAATTTTTAATTTTCCTGTTGCTAGCAACTAACGCTAACGCATCCTTTATTGCAAAGTCAGATGTTGAATTGTTTATCGCAGACGAGCAGTACACTTCATTTGCAAACAAGGGACTATGTGAAGAGATTAAAGCCTCTGAATGTATCAGCATACTAGGTTTACCTTCAGCTAAGACAACAGAAGAAGTAGACAACATCGTTCTCGACTATGTAGCTAAACTTCAAGAAGAATCGTGTCTTGATATTGCAGACTGTGACATCAAGTTTGCAGCACTGGTATGCGCTGAAGGTGTTGCAATTAATAACTACGACCTCCTTCAAGTCTATTGTGCCAAAGACATTATGAAAGTAGATGGTAAGAAGCTACAGGAATCAGCAGCTAAAAAAGCAGCTCAAGAAGCTAAGCAAGTTGCACGACAAGCTAAGCGTGACCAAAGAGAATCAAGAGCTATAGCAGCACTTGAAGCAATGAAGAATCTTTCAAAATCAGAATTTGATGCTTTAACTGCAGCACAGAAAAACAATCTTTTATGGCACGTTATGCAAACTGTTCTACAGTTGAAGGGCGCAGAATGAAAATCCTCTGGCAATTAATCGGACCAACATTCCAGGCAATAACAAAAGTGCTAGGTCTAATGTTTACGACGGTGGCTATTGCTTACGGTGGAATTGTAATGATTGCTAGGTCTGAAGCTGAAGGAATTGAGAAGAGAGTTATAGCTGTGAGAAGTGCTGACATGGAGCACTTAAATAGAAGATTTGATAAGCTAGAAGTATTAATTAAAGAATTAAAATGAACTATCAAGAAGCATCAAATCAATTAAGATCAGAAAAGATTGTACTCGTTACGATGGGTGCAGTTGAGCAGGTTAAGTTATTTACGGTTCATTCTGGATCGGTTTATGTAAGAGATGTTTTACACTTTGTATCCAATGTCAAAGACGGTGCAACACACTTAACACAGGCATTCTCAACATCATTAAGCGCAGGTCAGTGGTACTTTGATTCTGTAGCTAAAAAGCTATACGTAAGAACATCGAACTCCTCAGATCCAAAAACTAGAAGTCTATCATTAACGTATAAGTTATTTTATTCAACAGCACCGATTGTTATGCCTCATGATTTAGCAACTGGTGAAGAGGTTGAGTGGGAACCATTGATAAATTCTATAGGATCAATAGGCCAGCAACTGGATGAGGAATCAACCGGAATTGTACTCGAGTCGTCATCATCAATCTCGATGATAAATAATCATGGCTACTGGGATGAGATTTATGACACTCTCATTTGGGAGAATCAAACTGTTGAATTCTATTCGTACATAACAGGAACACCGATCACAGAAATAAAAAAGATATTTAATGGTGTTATAGAGTCAAAAGACTTTTCTGTTTCAGCCGTTAACTTTAAAGTAAAAGACTTCATATTCAGACTTAGGGATTTTGTTAACCTCGGAAAGTTTTCTTTAGCTGATGGTGAGATTGATCCTTCACTTATAGACAGACCGAAAAGAAGAATTTACGGACAGGTTAAGCAACTTAAATGCGTAGGTCTAAGAAAAATACTAGGTGGATATGAGTTTGGACAATCCATTAACGGTGCAATTGAAACAGATCAGATAACAACAACGTCAGGATTTCTAACTGATTTAAGTCCAGGTGATGAGTTAGTTGTTACGTTTAACGATGAAGATTTCAGGCTTACAGTTGATTCAATTCAATCAGACACATCAGCCACACTTGGTAATGAACTAGAAATATCTATTGTAAATAAAAGCGGAATAATTATAAGACCTTCACTTCCGAGAAGATTTAAAAACAGGGTTTGGAGTGTAGCTGGACATAAACTAAGATCACCACTTGCCACAATCACAAGCGTAATATCAGAGAATAGATACTTGGTTGATGATGTTTCAGACATATATTCAGGTGACCAAATAGAAATAAACGGTGACTTAATATCTGTCAGGAGAGTTTCAGGGAATGAAATAGTTCTTGAAAACGCAGTGTCACCTTTGCCTGTTGTTACTGATGAAATCATAAAGCTACCTATTCAAAAAGTTTATGTTGGTTCAGAAGAATATATTTATTTAAGAGATTGGACATTTGAAAACACAACAGAATCAAAGATTATATTTGATGAGTTTGCAGAATTTAACGTGGCAAAAGAAAGAAGTTTAGGTGTTAATTTATTGTTCACAAATGGATCAAGATCACTTACGACCTCATCCGTTGTTGATTTTAGATCGATATTAAAGCCAAATGACTTTATAAGAAGCTCAACTATAACAGAACCATCTTACTATGAGATTCTTCAAGTTAAGGAACAAGAGATAATATTAAGATCAAACTTTACTGGCGCAACAGCTACCAAAGCAGCCACATATAAAAACATAGATGTGATTAACGATGAGTCAATTGTCACTTGCGATTGTCTGGGTATAGAGGTTGATGGGGAGTGGATTAAAACACCATCAGATGCGGTTAGGCATCTTATCTTGAATGATGCTGAGTTGACTGCAATTGATGAGGATAGTTTTACAAAGGCAAATGCTGATTGTGACTATATTCTTTCAATGCCAATTCCAGAAAACATTGGTGACTCAGAGCCGCTTATTAGAGATGTGATAACTAAAATTAATCAATCTGTATTCGGTTCACTTTGTGGAAATGCATCTCTTGATATTGCGTACAATATTTTAAACGCACGTAAACCACAGGATACACAGATTTTAAAAGATGATGACATAATATCTTTTGATTCAACATCGACGCAAAGGATCATAAATAATATTAAAGTAAACTATCGCCCATTCACTGACATATTTAGTGGAGAGGCTGCTTTTGAATCATATTCCCAGACTTCAGACTTTGTTAATAACCTGATAGGAATTAAGGCATCATCAGAGCGAACCCTTTACCTTTATGAGGCTGATAAAGCCAAGATCATAGCTCAGAGGATACTCTTGTTTAACAGCCTTCCTAGCACCGTTGTTACGGTCAAGGCAAAGCTCAATCTTGCCCTGCTTGCTGTCAGTGATAAAATGTTCCTTTCATTAGACAGGCTTTATAAGCGGTATGGTGGAAAAGATAAAAGGAAGATCGGAACTATTACTGGTGTTAAAAAGAACGGTTTTGATACTGATATTATTTTCACTGACCTAGGGAATGTTTATAACCGAATCCCTGCCATAGCTCCAAACACCACACTAGACTATTCAGCACAAATAAAAGATGATTTGATAAGATATGGTTACATATTAGACAATAACGTCTTAACACCTGATCCAACATCAGAGGTTAGTTTAGGCAATAACATTATCGGATGATTTATGCCATTTGTTACAATTGACCCATTGAGCATTGAAGTGGGTGACCCAATCAAGGCCGAACTTTTCCAGAATATAAAAAATGGGCTTGATGACCACGAATCCAGAATCAACTCACTTGAGACTACAGCTAAAAGAATTGAGCTTATTGAGTTTCAAGTATCAAATGCAACTGCAGCAAGCTCGTTTACTGGTATGTACTACCTTCCAATTAAAGACACACTAACGATCACGAACGCATTTATTACTATATTTGAAAAAGGTTCATTAACTGGAAACCTTGAGATTGATATTAAAAGATCAACAACAGATTTAGATAATCCATCATTCACATCAATCTTTACCACCAAGCCTAAGATAGTTTTTTCAACAGCATCAGATTATGACCTGTCTACAAATCAGGTTTTTAATCCTGGAATAATTGCATTAGCACCAGGAGATTATTTGAGGCTAGATGTAACTGAATTACCAACTAACGGAGTGATTGGAAAATTTCTAATCACTTGCTACGGAGAATAATATGGCAGCACCTTTTGTAGTTCCTTTTAATTTTCAGCCATTCTCAACAACTATAAAGACAGCATCCTACACAGTGCCAGCAGGATATTACGCTCGCATAACACCAATGCTAAATAACATTAGTGTCGACGGTGTTTATATAAATAATGGCCCATTAACTGTTCAGTCAGGTGATACTACAAATTTGACACTTAACATTCATGCCGGACAGCCGTACATTTTCAATTGGGCATTGATTGGTTCTGGTACTGATTACTATACAATAAACGGTGTTAACTACGGAAGAGGTGGAACAGCACCATACAATACAGCATCAGGATCAGTTCTTCTTGTTCCGACAAACTTTGCATCCACTGTTTCTATGACGTACACAGGAACAGCAAGTGAAGGGCCATGGTCATTACAGTTATGGACATCCACACCAAATAATAGTCAGTTCTGGGTTAAGACAGGAACTGTGATGGACGGATCAAGATACATAGTTGAACTTTATCCACAGATTACATAATGCAGTTTAAGTCTAAAAAAGAAGAAGAAGAGATTACGCAAATACGCCATCGATTATGGGTGGTGTTAAATGACATGGATGAATACTTTACTCAGCATGGTCATGAGCTAATTATAACTGATGTTTTGAGTGATGCCACAGAGGATGCTTTGTACAATAGGGTTTCAAAAGGACACCAAGAAGGTAGATGTGTCGACATAAGATCACGTGGGCTTCCGTTAGAGTTTATATCTAGCTTCGAGAAGCATTTCGAGAATAAGTATTCAGAATGGGCATCTATATCAGCCACGACTGGATTGCCTAACCTGATACTTTGGCATGGAATAGGATCAATGAAACATATTCACGTTGGCATAAAGCCGTATCGTGAAAAATAGGAGAACATAATGAGCCTTGGAATTGAGAATTTAGAAAAGTGCATCGATCTTAGTGTAAAAAACTATAAGTTCGGTAAAAAAGTAGCTGATGGTGGAATTAACTGGGACGACCTTGCTCACGCTGAGGAAGCAATCGCTAACATCAAAGAGATCGTAGAATTCGTTCAGTCAAAACCTGATCTTCTAGCAGAAATTAAAGATGTTGATCCGATGGAAGGTTTCAAGCTGATTCAAAAAGCATACGCAGCTTACAACGAAGTTAAATAATTATGGAGCTCGGTCTATTCCTTGGAGTTCTTAAAGAGGGTTTGCGCTTGCGTAACAATCAACAGGAAACTAAGTGGCTAGACCGAGTTATTAAACTAGAGAAGCAATACTATGAAGAGCTTTCTAAGCCTGAAGATTCTCGTTCTCAACTTTATCTTGATGAGCGGCTGCACGAGCTTGGAATCATCGCCTCCAATTTCATCAAACACCCTGGTAAAAAGTGACTCTGTTTCACTTGTTCATTTTGCTCCTGATATTCCTTTCCCTACTGACGATGCGTTCTTCCCGATCGAAAAAGATTTGTCCGGTGTATATTATTCGTGGAGAGAATGCGAGAAGAGGATTGTCATCTGTATCAAGTGGGGAGTTAAAAAAGTTTCTTTTAAGTTCAACAATCAAGAGGCAATGAAGTTCTTTAAAGCTAACGACTTTGGACTAAAGAAAAGAATAAATCCTTGAAACCTAAAAAGTGCTTAACTAAAAAAGAACAAATAGATCACTGGATAGAGCAATACCTTCAAGCTAAGGTTAATGGTGATAAAACAAAAACTAAAATGTTTGAAGCACTAATAATTAAGTTAGGTGGGAAACCCCCAAAACTATGAAAGCACTAAAGAGTAAAATAGCAGTACCAAAAGAACATGATGAGCAGGTTATGTTTGTGAAATGGTTTAAATTAAGCTTCCCACATATAAGAATAGCAGCAATACCCAATGGAATGAGAACATCCATTAGACAGGCAGTTAAAGCTAAGGCAGAAGGTGTTAGTGCTGGATTTCCTGATCTTTTTATTCCTCACTATAATATTTATATTGAGATGAAAAGGGTTCGGGGTGGAGTGGTTTCAGAAGATCAAAAGTCATGGCATAGATACCTAGAAGATCACTGCAATGCAAAAGTAATTATCGCTAGAGGATGTGAAGATGCTATTTCAAAACTCCTCGATTTGACGCAATCTAAGATTCAATAGACAATTACAGGGAGCCTTCAGTTGCTCGTTTGTAATCCCTGTCTGAACCCTAGATCACGTCAAGGATGATAGATTTAGGGTTCTTTAAGTTTTGCCTTTGCTGCAATGTAGATTGGGTGATTGACATCAGGAAATGCTTCTAACCAACTTTCTGGACTTACCGGATAGTTCGTTTTTAAAAACGCTAAATGCTCACTTGAATACCCTTTAGGCTTTTTAATATTGGACAGCTTCTCATATAGAACGTAGAAAAGTGGTGCTTTTAATCCAGCCGTACGATAGATAAACGCTCTGTCTTGCAACGGCAGCCTCATGGTTAAAAACTTCATTTGGTCTAAGTTGTTTTTCCACCAGTAATTTCTATTGTCGTTGTTTTTAATTAGCTCAATCAACTGCTCGATAAATCCGAATAGTTCAAACTTAGGTAGGTCGTTAGTCATCCAAAAGTTTTTATTTATAAATCTTCTAGCTGCAAACATATCGAGGTATGCCATTCCTAAAATCTCATCTCTGCTCATTGGTGACTTGGTTTCATTTACAAAATCTAATGGGTGCCTTGTGAGATGGTAGGCGCAAAAGTTTAGAGGTTCGTCTTGGTACGTTCTTGAGTAGTCCAGCTTGCATAAAAATGCGGTATATAGCCAAGCATTATTACACGGACAAGGATTTGACTCCGTAACTGGCTTGTCGTGAACCCTTCCGTATTTATCAAAGTAATTATTCATACTGTCCTTTTTTGAACTAGTCGGAATTTCCGAATAGTTCCATTTTATTGAGTCATAATTGGATGCATACTTATCTAAATCTGTCCGTATATGGGCGACCTCAGTTACATTATTTCTATTTGTTCTCATTATCTACTTCCAAGGTTAAAAATAGCCACTCGTACCAAGTGGTTCTATCCATGCTGTGTTTAATAGGTAGCCATAAAAAACAATCTCTGTTTATTTTTAACCTTGTTCTCATAGCTCCCCCAAATATTCCCAATATTGTTTCTTGCTGGCTTTAATCCCAATCAACAGATTAAACATAGCTTCAAACTCAGACTCAAAAACGTATAATTGATTGGTTAAATTATTGTAAAATACTAAGCTCATAATTCATCTGCTCCCATCTTTTCACATAGCTTATAATTAAACTCTGGTTCATTTAACTGATCTGCCATGAAGCTAACAACTTGCAAAATATCTGAGTAGACAAACGTATCATCATAACTGTCATGGTCTTTACCTCCAAAGCATCTTACGATATATCCATTCATCACTTTCTCAATTCTAATCTCAGTCATAACTTTCCTTTATTTTAACAACCAATAAAATGATGGTTTTTATATAAATCTTGTCTTTTTTTAAGGTACTGCCCCCTACCTTCTTTATATTTATAATCCCCACCAAACCCCATAAATTCTTTGTAGGCGTATCCCCTTATTATATCCCCGATTTTTGATGCTGAGGTTCTGTAGTGATTGGCAATATCTGTGCGAGTCATATTTTTCATGGTTAATATCGTTAAAATTTGCTCATCATCAAATCTTCTTTTTTTGCTTTTTCCATAAGGCGATGGACCAACACCAAGCATATTTTGTGCGTGCATAAAATTTTCTTTTCTAGTGCAGTATTCAAGATTCTCAATCCTGTTGTCACTCCTTATTCCGTTTATATGGTTTACCTCTAATTTTGACTCACCAAGAAAGCACTCCATTAAAAGCCTGTGCGCTCTTATAGTCTCCACCTTACCTCTTCTTTTAATCCTTACGATTCTGTACCCTGCTAAATTTGTGAGAGTTACCATTTTATCTTCTCTCATATCGTAAACCAAACCACCGTCACATACTCGATATCTTTCCTCGCAAAAAGGCACAATTTTACAGTTTTTATTATTTTTAAAAAGCACACCTATCTTGTTTTTTAACAACTCAATATTGCTCTTTAGTTCGATTATCTGAGATTCAAATTCATCTATTTTTGTTTTTAGAAATATCTGCCTTGACTCAGGCTTATTTGAATTATTCATTTATGCTCTCTTTTTTATTTCTTACCTATGTAATTAACCTATGTCACAATCTGCACCCTAACATAGCGAGTGGGTGCTATTATTTACGTTTGCATGAATTTTAAATAAATATTCAGTCATAGTTCACCAATCTGTTTAAGTGCTTCTCTCGCTCGTTTTCCGCCAATGTGTTCATCCCATTTTTCAAATAGCTCCATATCGTCTTTTGCAATACATGGTGATTCGATTAATTCATCCCGATTATCCCAGCTTGACGTTATTGCATAAAACTCCAAAGCCTCTTTTGAAATCGCAAGTTTTTTCTCAAGCTCTAATTGAAGAGTAGTGTAGTGGTAATCTTCTGAGTGTATTGTCATTTCTTTCATCTCCAATTTGCACACCTAATCCAGTGTGGTAGTGATAGCGTTGTTCAATAAACTTTTCGGATGTTAGTGATTTGAAGTCTTCGATTAAGTATTTCATGCTATTTCCTTTTGTTTAATGTTTGGATATTTGCTTAATGGGTTTGGATATTTGCTTAATGGGTACCGACTCTTTCCGCTCATCAAATAACCTACAGCGTAGGGAACGGACTTCTTTTTCTTTTCCGTAATCTTGTTCGAGCCATGAGAAAATCCCAATACGTGGAGTAGTTCATGAAAAATATTTCCAGCATACTCCTCAACGTCGAGTGAGTTGATCTTTCTTTCATTGACGTAAATATTGCCAGAGCCATTAGAGTATCCAATCACAACGCTCCACGGATTCCATGGTTTGTAAGAATAAACCTTAACCTCAATATTTCTACTCAATGAAGAGTAAATGCTTAAAGCAATCTCTCGATTAGTTAATACAGTATAGGTAAAATCTTTTTCATTTGGTGGTAACTCCAGCAATGACTCCGCTACTGGCTTGGCTCGTTTATAAAAAAGCTCAATTGCTAGGTCGATTTTGGAGAACTTGGTACAGTTAATTACTTTCACTTATTCCCCACGATTAACTTATTACACTGATCCAGCTTCGCACTTGCCTCTCTCATTGCCAGTTCTTTTCCTCTTTTTATTCCGTACTCTTTTGAAAAATAAATAAGCATTCCACAAAATCCATAAAATATTAATGTTGTGAAAATAAGACCCTTAAAAAATTCCATACGCACCTCAAAATATTCGTTTAACAGTTGGTGACAAATCTAAGCTAATAAGTTCGGTTGTTCCGATTTTCCTAAACAGCGGAAAGCCAGTTCTAAATCCACTAAACTCGTATGTCTGTTCATTCAATTCAAACATAACAATTGATCCATCCTCAACTATTTCTTTAATAGTCCATTCAACCTCATCACTTACAAATCTTTCAAGGAATCTAACCTGTGAAAAAAGGTCTAAGTTCTTTACGCCATTAACAAAGTCTATGTTTTTAGGGTCAGTTTCTAATGATAGAAATGTATTAATTGAATCAGAAATGTAATGCTGTCGAAGTGTTTCCGGTGTGTTTTTTGCTAGTCTTAGCTTTTGTAGAAGTAGAAATATCGGCTTCATTTTTAACCTTCCTTGACTCATAAAAGTCATTTAATTTTAAACCTCGAATCTTCATTTCTTTATTCATGTATCTTAATATCTCTAGCGTTGCCTGACAATCTGACATTGCGTCATGATGTAAGAACTCCCCTATACCATAATAAGTGGCGAGGTCTTTTAGATTAAGCTTACTGGTGACACCTAGAAACTTTGCCATAGTATGAGTCGATATATACTTACTCTCTGGGAAAGTTTGATTGAAATCAAAATAAACCCCATTATCAAGTGCCAGCACCCTAAGTATCGCTCCATCATAAGAACGATTAGAGGACTGGTTTACGTGCATTACAAGGGGTGTATTTTTATCAAATGACAAAAGCCATCCAAACATTTCCTTAGCAGTGTCTTTATAGTGGGGATAGGTGTCGCTTTCTTCTTTAGTTATACCGTGTATAAGTGATGCCTGTTGTGCATAATTATTCCATACCTGGACACGAGACTTGAACAATCGTCTTTCAATCTCATTTAAATCATCATCACACACAATAAATGCTGCCTGTAGAAGCTCGGCATTTAGTGGGGATATGTTGCTGCTCTCAAGATCAGTAACGACTATCAAGCTACTGCTTCCGGTTTTTTGCCATCAATGAATTCAAAACTGTTAACAATAATCTGAGTGCGAACCACTTCTTTTTCATCCTTATAATAATCAATAGTGCCTTCAACAAATAGCTCCCTGCCATCAACTGATGCATACTTTAAAAGAACATCGGCCCTTGAATCGTAAGCTACTAATTTATGGAACTGAGCTTTATCTTCCTTTTCTTTTCCCTGGTACGAGAATGTTAAAAGAGAAAAAACCACCATAGTCTTTCCGCTTTTTCTTTCAATTGATTTCATTGAATAAACCTTGCCCATTAACTCTACACTGTTCCGATTTGCCATTCTATTTTCCCCTGTTATATTCAGCGAAGAGCTTGCTTGCTTCTTCAAATGTGATGCCTGTTAAATCCTTGCCTGGAAACATTTTCTTAAGTGCTGCAACTTGGTTCGGCGTTGCTGATGACTTTGCTAATGGGTGTGTGTTTGGTGTTTTTGGGATTGAACCAGAGTTTTCATTCCCATCTAAGTCATCATCAGCAACAATTCCCAAAATAGCCAAGTATTGTGATCTGCGCAGGTATGTAATGGCCGCAGTCAATTTTTGAGGGTCATTAATTGCTGGCAATGCTATCGATGAGTCAATTCTAAGGCCAGTTTCGTGCCAAAGAGATGTTACTAGCACATCCAGTTTTCCACCTTCAAACTTTTCAACAAGCATAACCTGAGATATTGCCAGACCATTCTTATTGAGAACCGGCATACAAACATCTATCACGGTATCGAGCGGAGCATACATACTATTAAAAAATGGATTCTTTTTATCTTTTGGAATCTTTTGAACTTGTTGCTGGAACTTTACGAGTGCTGTAATTAGCTCTTTCATTTAACACCTCTTTTAGTTTTTTAACCGCTTTATCAAATGCTTTATTTTTTGTTCTAACACAGTTACAACGTGACTCACTTACTGGCAAATCATTTTTGTATTGAAGCTCAATTTCAACACCACATAATTTACATTTTCTTATTATTTCAGATGTCATTGTTATTGCTTTTAAATTCGTTTTTCTGATTGATCTTGTATATAAGGTGGTGCATTGAGCTTATTCTATCTTCCAAATCTATATGATACAGGTACAAGTATCCGAACAAGTACCATATACATGCTGTTTTAAAATCGCTAAAAAAATAAATTATAATTGACACAAGCAAAGAAACGCAAGACCTGTAAACCATTTTAAACCTCTTTATTAAAGCTGTCTCATCCACAGTATGTACATTAAAAATGCAACCAGCATGAAGGGTGCTGTTGCTGACAGGAACAATTCTAAGTGCGCTTTCATTTTAAACCTCTTTTTTTTATTTATTTGTAACGCATTTTTATATTTAAATCCCCTTCTTTGTAAGATTTACAATATAATTTTACATGAATATTAAGTTTACAATTGCGGTAGGCTATAGTTAGTCTTGCGGAAATATAAAGGTGTAACGACCACCGAAATCTTACGTTTTATCCATTGCCTTAAAGGCATTCCCCTCTAACCCGGGTCGTTCTTTCATGTTTATGCATGACTGCTGGGTAGGGGGTTCTTTTATATGGGGGATTGATGGCCAGTGGAAAGAAGAACTACTTTAGACATAATTTTAACGCACACGAAGACCCAAAAATAATGGCATTAATGGAAAAGCATGGTCTGGCAGGCTATGCAATGTTCTTCATTCTTCTCGAATTGTGCGCCAGGCAATGTGAAAATGAGTTCAAGGAAAGTGTAACCATAGCTAGACGAACCTTGAGGCAAAGTTGGAGGAAGGTTGGACCAAAGGTTGACCAAGGTTTAGCCGACCTTCAGGCAATGTTGCTCCTTGGTTATACCTCGGATGAACAAAGTTACAACATTAGCATACCTAACCTATCAAAATATATGGGTAAGTATGAATCCAAATTATCTCCAAATTCCCCTAATAAAAGAAAAGAAAAAGAAATAAAAGAAAAAGAAAGTAAAGTAAACACAATCACACCGGATGATGTTTCCAATCTTTGGAATAATGCATACGGCAAAGAATTTGGTTACTGTCATGGGTTTGGTGGTGGTAAACATTTGGAGCGAGTGATTGAAAGCGTCAAAATATTGGACACTACTCAAAAGTGGGATGAACTTTTTACAAAGGCAATGGCTTCAAAGTTTTTAAAAGGCGATAATCCATCAAATTGGAAAGTAGGGCTGTATTGGCTTATAAACTACGATAACGCATTAAGGGTACTTGCAGATGAGTTCAATGGTGAAAACGTCACCTCGGGCTTATTTGACGGCATTAAAGACGATTCTACACAGACCATGGAGGCTTAAAATGAATAAATCTGAATTTGAAAATGGTTTCATGAAAATCATTAATCAGTTTGGTGCAAAGAGTTATTCCCAGGACAGGATAAACCTAATCTTTAACGAGGTGCGTGGAATATCTTCAAGTGATTTTGATAAAATGATTTTACATTTTGTCGGCGGAAGCAAGGCAGCACCACTGGTTCCTGACTTTAGACAGGCGATAAGGGACTTAAATATCAGGTCGCTTGGAGTTGCTAAAGAACCAACGACACAATCGGCTAACAACTCAATGGATTGGGAATATCCTGTAAAAGAAAATGTTTGGGCGAATAGAAATTATTTCTTTTTCAGAGGTGGAAAGTATCACAGGTTTTTAATTAAAGACATGTGCGAAGACAGGCAGCTTTTAGAGGAGGATGCCATTGCGAGATCAACTCATTTAATTGCTTTAATAAGTGCCGCACAAAAAGGAAACTACACAGAAGTTTACCAAGCATTCAGAAGACAATTCGGATGAATTACAAATCAAATCAACCTTGTTGCTGCTGTGGTCATTACGCTGACAATGAAGTCACTTACCACCACATCTACACCAGAAAAGCTCATCCTGAATTATCAGAGGAGAAGTTTAACTTGATGCCTTTGTGTTTAAAGCACCATAATGAAACACATCTAATTGGCATGAATAGCTTTGCAATAAAATATCCGAGCATAAAGATTTGGTTGATTGAAAATGGGTGGACTTTCACTGTCGGTAAATGGAGGCACATTAACTAAGTTTGACAGATACTAAACTTAATTCAATCATAATTAAGTGAGTAAAATTAGTGAGCATGAACTTATTTCTAAGTTAAAGATACTTGCTAGTGAGCTTGGTAAAACACCCACCTTAATTCAATTCATAGCATCAGGTAATTCACGCAGACAAATAGACAAGTACAAATATTCAAACCTAGTCAAGCAAGCTGGCCTTGAGCCTAATCATCATGCACAAACAACTGATCCGATTGATGTTATAATCAGACCACCAAAGATTCTTGTATTTGACTTAGAGGTAGCAGCTAAAGTTGTTTACACCTATCAGATGTGGGATGCAAACATTGGTGCAAACAATGTACTAGAAGATTTCTACATACTGGCCTTTTCAGCTAAGTTTGTTGGTGAAGACAAAATCTACTATTTGGACACTAGATACTCTCCAAAATGTGACCTTCATATACTGGAATCACTGAGTCATCTTATTAATGAAGCTACTCATGTATGTGGGCACAATTTAGCAAGGTTTGATCTACCCACGCTAAGGGTAAGAATGATTCAGAGTGGTGTTGCTCCAATTCCAGAGCTTCCAGTAATAGACACTTTAAGGATTGCAAAAAGGCTATTTAAGTTTACATCTAACAAGCTTGGTGATTTGGCAAAGTACCTTGGATGTGACACCAATAAAGATGAGCACAGTAAGTTTCCAGGAATATCATTGTTTACACAAGCAATGGAGGGGAATCAGGAGGCTTTTGAATGCATGGAGCACTACTGCAAGACAGATTCAGTTGTCACAGAAAAGATACTAGAAAAGCTAATGCCCTGGGAGCCAAATATAAACTTTCAATCCAATCACTATAAAACTGTATGCTCGTGTGGAAACGAGAAATTTTATAAGAATGGTTTTAAATACACTAGAAATGGAAGATTTCAAATCCACAGATGCTCAAATTGCTCCAAGTGCTATACTGGAAAAGAGAATGAAATTTCAAAAGATATAAGAAGCGGATTCTTTAAATAGGTCTGGCAAATTCCCCAAAATATTCAACAGATGCCAACATGTAACAAAGACTGGCCTCTTCAATAGATTCAAAGTCACCTATAAAAACAGGAGTTCCTTTAACAAAAATTTGAGTTCTATACTTACCCCTATACAAACTAACTCCTTTTACTCCTAGTTTGTTGTTGATTGCTAAACTTCTATTCATGGCATTTTGACTGTGTGTGGCTATTCTAAGATTTGCTTTTGTATTGTTCAGGGTATTTCCGTCGGCGTGATCGATCACACCACCAACAGGGAATGACATGATGAGCCTATGCATATAAAATCCCATAACGGATGACTGAACTACAAGGTTATTCCCATCACCCCTGACACACCATCTAAAAGCCCTTATTCTTGGTATGTCTTCACTGTCAATAACGGTAACAACTTTGCCGTATTTTTTAGAAAAAATAACGACACCAGATACATTTTTGTCAACTTCTATAATTTCATTTTTCATTTATACCCTTTGACTAAAGTGCTTATCATGTAAAAATAAAGAAACAATGGAGTTTGTAAAAATGCCATACTACGCACAACGAAGAGGACTTTCAGGCATATCGCCCTATCGTTATGTTAAGTATGATTGGATTGTTTTGCCAATCTACCAGGAAACACTTATTCAAAACATTCTCGGAACTCAAAGGCATTACTTAGATATATGGCACGTTTAAGAAAAGCAAAGCGAAAGAGATCAATAGACATTTTAGGAGTGAAGCACAAGATCACTCACAAGCATTTAGATGAGGCGAGTGGATATTATTATCCAGGCGAGGATCGAATTGAAATATGCAATCAGATCACAGATGCAAGCGAATACTTAGAAACTGTTTTGCATGAATGTTGCCATGGCGTGCTATTAAAAAATGGGATAACCCAAGACATTTCTCTAGCGCAAGAGCATGTTATAATTGATTCTATAATCACGTTCATTAAAACTAATTTTGATATTGAGTTTAAGAAATGAAATGCAGAGTTCTTTTTTTTCCTGTCAAGTGGTTTCCCCCATCTCACCTATTAGTAAAGCTTGCATGGTACCAAGAGCAGTATGAGATCTATCATGCAGAGCTAGACTACGGAACAAGAGGTCTTTCAAGGTTTCAAAATTATGTGTTTAGAAACAATTCTCACCAGGCAGTCCGTGATACGTGGACATTATTACAAGGAGGCAAAGAAGCCACTTTACAAGAAGATCAAAAGATAATAAATCTTTAGCCTATCTTAAATTGCGAGGTGAGAAATGCGAGAGGGTGTCTACTTAGATTTAGTCAATAATCAATTTCTGATAATCAAAAAGTTAAAATCAATGAAGGGATATTACCATTTTGAAGGGAGGGTAAATATAGGCATTATGTATGTTAACAAACTCATTGAGGATGAAATACTTGAGGTTATTTCGTATATAGGTGAGCTATGATTGAATATAGACAATCCTTATCTCATCCAATAATAGAAGTTTCAAGATGCGGCAAAGTCAGAATGACCGACACCAAGGAAGCATGTGCCGTTAATTCTAATCACTCAACATCAGTGCTAGGGCCTCTAGTTTATTTCAGAAAAGATAAGAAGATAAAGCAATTAGGGTTAAGGAGTCTTGTGTATGAGAGCTTTGTTAAAGAGCAAAAACTTGCCAAGGGCGAATTTGTAGAAGCGATAGATGGCAATGAGGATAACTGCCATGCAAGCAATCTAAGAAGGATGACAAACTACAAAGACAAACCACGAGCTGACAAGTATGAGCACAAGCAAGATAAGCATGATTGTTGGTTCTCAACTGATGCAAGTATATATTGCTGAATAAGAGGTTTAAAATGAAATGGATACACACAAAGAAGTACAAGGGTAAAATATTCAATGGATCATATGAGCGAAAGCCTAATGGTCAGAGGATATTTAACCTTATTTATAAGAGCATAGAGCTAAGTTTTGAAAGTTACCAGGCAGCTAAGTTGCTTGGATGGAAAAAGATTTAAAGTTTCTCAAGGGATTGAAATAACCTTGTGAATGTCTATTTGTGGTGTGAGGAACTCCTTGAAAGTCACCTTGCACCACATTTTTATTTGACAGTTAACACAATCATAAACTAGCCTGATTAAAAGCCTCCGTGAGGCGAAACATCAACCTAGTGGGTAATGTGTCAGCTAAAATTCAATCAGAATCTATCGAAATGGTAGATGTTGCCAGCCTAGTATTTAATCCAAAAAACAATAATTCACACCCTGACGATCAAATAGAAAGATTAGTTAAGCTAATTAAATATAATGGATTCAGAAATCCTGTAATTGTCTCAAAGAGAAGCGGCTTTGTTATTGCTGGGCATGGAAGAATTATGGCAGCACGTAAGATAGGGATGGAAAAGGTTCCTGTTATGTACCAGGAATTTGATAGTGAAGCTCAAGAATATGCTTATTTAACCAGTGACAATGCCATTGCATCCTGGAGTGATTTGGATCTTGGTGCGGTTAATGCTGAGATGCTTGACCTTGGGCCGGATTTTGATATTGATATGTTGGGAATAAAAGACTTTGTCATTGAACCTATCGAAAAGTTTGAACCACAAGGTGATGAGGATAATGTGCCAGAGGTGGTTCATCCTATAACTAGGCGTGGTGATGTTTGGTTACTCGGTAACCACCGTTTAATGTGCGGTGACAGTACGATGATTGATGACGTTGAGAAGCTAATGAATGGTACATACCCTGACCTTGTCCACACCGACCCACCCTACGGAATGAGCGCTGTGTCAAAAAGCGGAGTATTGTCCAAAAATTACAAAATTGACATTATGGGTGACGATAATACAAACGTGGCAAAGGACTCCTTCCAACTAATAAATGGATTGTATCCAGAATCAAAGCAAATATGGTGGGGAGCAAATTATTACTCAAGCGCACTTCCTGACTCTGAGTGTTGGTTGGTTTGGGACAAGAACAACGGACAGAGCGACCAAACAGACTGCGAGCTTGCGTGGGCAAACTTTAGAAGTGTTGTGAGACAGTTTACCCAGTCATCCGAGAAAACAAACAGGGTTCACCCAACGCAAAAACCAGTGTCATTAACCGAGTGGATTATCCACAGGTTTAAATTGAGCGCAAAAACGATAGCCGACTATTTTGGCGGAAGCGGCTCAACCCTCATTGCTGCAGAAAAAAACGGAATAACTGCTTTCATCATGGAGTTTGACCCAAGGTTTAACGATGTAATCATTAAGCGCTGGGAACAATACACTGGCAAGAAAGCTACGCTAGAAATAACAAATCAAACATACGAAGAACTAAAGGCGGAGCGTGATGGCCAGACCACGTAAAGAGCTTAATGATACTAAAATAGATAAAAAAGACCTTAAAGAAACAGTCTTATTATTAGCTAAAAAGAATGGGTATCCTTCATGGGCCATAAATGAATTGGTAGACATAGGTTTAAATGAATATGAAGCGAAAAAACACGATGAATCCATTTCAGGTAAAGAATTAGCAGGATTTTACTGCTGGCTTTACCCTGAACACAAATACTCAATAAAAAGAAAATTTATAGGGTATAGACCACCATATAGAAACAATAGAACAGCAGCAAAGAACAGACTTAGAACAAACCTCAGAACAAACATTGAAAAAAATGGTGCACTGGTAAATACTCTTTCCGAGTCAATGATGGAGCTAATACTAGGGTTTTCAATTGATACATATATGGGCCACATTGAAGCTCAATTCAAGGATGGATGGTCTTGGGAAAATCAGGGGAGCTCATGGCATATTGACCATATCATCCCTTGCGCAAAGCTAAGATATAGGTCATTTCGTGACGAGTCATTTGGTATTCTTTGGAGTTTAGATAATTTGCGGCCACTAGACAGGGTGGAGAATCTTAGGAAGGGCAGCTCTCATGTCTGAAAAACCACAAAAAGAGTACGACACTCAAAGGACGCCTTTTAGTTGGGATAAACTTGATGGAATATTAGCAAGACCCGCCACACTAGTTATCTGTGCTGAAATTCTTGGCGTTCATGAAAACACAATTAAGCTACATATAAAAGATAGATTTGGTGAAACATTCACAGAGTATAGTAACAGAAAAATGTCTATCACTAAATTTAAACTAATGGACAAGGCTTTGAAAATGGCAGAGTCAGGGAATGTTCCAATGCTTATTTTCTCTCTTAAGAATCTTTGTGGATGGAGTGACAAAATAGAAAGCAAATTAGACATAGATACAACAAAAATAGAAATAAAGATACTAGAAGAAGAAGTTGGAATATAAACCAAACCCACGTCAACGTGATCTAGCAATTGCAATGCAGTCAGATGCAAGGCACGTAATGGCAATGGGCGGTGGTCGAAGTGGTAAGACGTTTCAGATAGTAAGATCAATCATAATTAGAGCAGCAAAAGTAAAGTCCAGGCACGTTATACTTAGATTAAATTTCAATCATGCTAAAACATCAATATGGATGGACACACTTCCAAAGGTTTTAAAAGTTTGCTTTCCTAACCTTCCTGTTGAATTTAATAAATCAGATTATTATATTTCACTTACTAACGGATCAGAAATCTGGATAGCAGGACTTGATGATGAGAAGAGAGTTGAGAAGATTCTGGGTAAGGAATACAGCACAGTTTATTTTAATGAGTGCTCACAAATTCCATACAAGTCTGTGCAGGTAGCACTTACTCGATTAGCAGAAAAGAGCGACCTGAAAAAGAAAGCTCTATATGATATGAATCCGCCTTCAAAGAAGCATTGGTCATACTGGTTATTCATTAAGCATCTTGATCCTGTTGATAACGTACCAGTGGATCCATCAAAGTATATTCATGTTCTAATGAATCCAAAAGATAACCTGGATAACATTGATCCAGAGTACATATCAGAAATATTAGACAATATGCCAGAGGCTCAAAGGAAGAGATTTAGAGATGGTGAGTTTAGTGATGACAGTGATGGATCAGCTTACTACAGCTTTGATCGTGAAGCTCATGTTAAAGAAGTGGATGCATCATTCAAGCAAGGCCAGTTGTGTATAGGATGTGACTTTAACGTCCAACCAATGACAGCAGTGATAGGCTATTACATTAATAAAACTTTCTATGTTATGTCTGAAGCATTCCTTGAGAACTCAGACACATTTAAAATGTCATCACACTTAATTAAGTCAGGTCATCGTGGTGCCAACATATACCCAGACAGTACAGGTTCAAACCGTAAGACATCAGGAATTTCAGATCACACCATATTAAAGAATGATGGATTTAACATAGTCCAGACTAGAAACCCTCTTGTAATTGACAGAGTGAACAACGTGAATAGACTATTAAGGGAAGGTAGAATTATAATTGACCCATCATGTAGAAAACTAATCAATGATCTTGAAAAGGTTTCTTGGAAAGATGGATCACTAGATCAAAAGACGGATAAAATGCTTACACACATTTCTGATGCTTTAGGATACTGGTGTTGGTCAATTGATCCTCTTAAGCCTGAACAACCAAAATCATCTATAATTAAACTATAAGGAATCACCATGCTTAAGGATAAGCGGAAAGAAATCATTGCCTACGTTAAATCAAACGCTCATTTCATTGAAAGAAATGCTGAGGCACTAGATATTTACGAAGGTAACTTACTTACTTACGTTGATAAAATTCTCAAGAGTTCATTATCAGATCAATACTATCATGCAATCAAGGACAGGATTTTACCGATTAACATTCTTCAAAGGTACATTGATAAGGTATCTACAACTTATTCAAATCCTCCACGAAGAGAATCGATGGATGAGAAGGCAAATGAGTTTGTTAGCTTCTACGTTAAGAAGTTAGACTTAAACACGAGTGGTCAGATTGCTGATTCATACTCGCATTTATTTAAGGGATTTGCTTGGGAGCCATACGTTAATATTGATGGTGAGCCATCTTTAAGAGAGTTGAGCTTTGACAGATTCCTAGTGATGAGTGATTCAGAAATTAATCCTGAAGAAGAAACTATTTTCATTAAGTTCATGGGATGCAAGTCTGAAGATGCTGATTCAATGCTTTTGTTTGTTTATACAAATGAAGAATTTGATGCGTTTTATCTTAATGGTCAAACAGCTAACGAATACCTTGTAGATAATGGTGGGGTAAACCCTATTGGGGTAATCCCATTTATTTATGGTAAGAGACAAAAGAATAAACTGATACCTACTTCTGATACTGATATTCTAAACATCACTAAGGCGATTCCAGTTCTTTTAACTGATACTGCCGGTGCTCAGATGTTTAGTGGATTCCCTATCATTGTGGGTGTTGATGTTAATGCTGAGAACTTGGCAATGTCACCAAATTCATTCTGGTCACTTAAATCCGATGCAGAAAAAACTCCACAGATAACTACACTTACCCCACAGTCTGATACTGATAAAGCCATGGCATTCATTATGAATATCTTTACTCTTTGGTTAGAGACTAAGGGTGTGCGTGTTGGGTCAGTAGGATCAACGGACGGTGCTGCATTTGCTTCAGGCATATCTAAAGTGATTGATGAAATGGATGTGTGGGAACTTAAAAAGAAATCTCAATCATGGTTTAAACGTGATGAAGAAGAGTTGTGGAATATTAAACTTCCTGCCATGCACAACTACTGGATCAAGACAGGGCAAATTAATCCTTCTGAATATCCACCAATTGTTAATACTGAGATGGAAGTTGAAGTTATATTCGAAGCACCTAAGCCGAACATTTCAAGAACTCAGCAAATATCAGACATCAAAGCTGAGAGAGAATTAGGTACAATGACTTTAGAGCAAGCGATAATGATGCTTCACCCTGAATACTCACAAGAACAAGTAGACGAGGTTGTTAATGGCCAAATACGTAGTGAACCTGACACTTCCTCAACCGATCAAACAGAAGGACAAGAGCAACTTTGAGAGAGTTGTTTACGATCTGATCGTGGCGAGAACTTTAGCAGGTTACGACAAGGACAATGCTAAGTTTAAGAAGTACACTAAAGGATACGCTGATAAAAAAGGTGTTGGGGTTAACGAGGTTGATCTAGTTTTAGATGGCGAGATGCTTGATAGTCTTAAGGTTAAGGTTAATGGTGACAAATTAGAGATAGGCTATCCAAGAGTATCAAAAGAACTAGCTGGCAAGGTTGAGGGAAACATACTCGGAACATATGGACAAGATGATCCAATTCCAGGTAAAGCACGTGACTTTTTGGGACTGTCGGACGATGATTTAGAAATACTAATGGATTCATACGAGAACGAAATAGAAGACGAAGACCTTACTGATAAGGACATCGAACAAATAGCAAGGGATGCTGCTCGAGAGTTAATCGACGGTATTGATTTTGATGGCCAAGGCTAGTACACAACTAAGCAATATTAAGATAAAGCTAAAGATTGCTACTCGTGAAGCTATTAAAAAAGCTGCTAAGGAAATGGCAGTTTATATAATGGATGTCTTAAAGATAAGAATAAGACTAGAGGGTAAGGGCGTTAACGGAAGCCTTCCACCACTAACATCAGAACAATATATAAAGCTAAGATCAAAGTCACCATTACTATCCAGTGACACATCACCAAATGAATCAAACTTAACAGCAACAGGCCAAATGATAGACGCAATGTCTGGCAAAGCTGTTGGTTCAAAGGTTAGTATTGAGATAAAGAATACTAAAAGAAAAAAAGAATTGAGTGGTGCAAAGTCAAAACTAACCAATAAACAGCTTCAAAAGATAATAGAAGAAGAGATTGGGATTGAGTTTTTAGAGCTAAATAAACAAGAGCGTGAAGAAGCAATAGACTTAGCAACTCAGATAATTGAACGTGAAATAAAGGATGCGTTAAGAAATACTTGACGCTTGAAACATAAACAAGGAAGATTAAAATGACCGACCAGGTACAGGACAGTGTCCAAACTCAAGAATCCAGTGGATCAACTGAGAATCAAACCAACAGTAATGACAAAGTTTCATACGAAACCTATAAAAAGGTTTTGAGTGAAGCAAAGAAACTGAAAGAAGCTAATAAGCTTTTAGCAGAAGAGAAAGCTGGCAGAGAAGAAGCTTCATTGAAGGAACAAAATCAATGGAAGCAACTTTACGAACAAGCTAACTCTAAGCTCTTAGAGACTGACAAAGTTTTGAATGAGCAGAATGAAGCCATTATTAGAGGATTGAAGTATCAGACATTCGAGAAGCATCTGGGTGGCAAATTGAAAGACGATGAGTATAGGGCTCACGTTCCTTTTGATAAAATTATCATCAATCCTGAAACAAAAGAGATTGATGAAGGCTCAGTTAAGGCAGTAGCCGCTGAGTTTACAAAGAAGCACTCTCACTTGGTTGAGTTCTCGCAAGGGAAGCTACCTAATGCTGCTGCTAAACAGTTTGAAAATAACTTTAGCTTTGAGAGTCTTAAAACGAAAGAAGACATAAAAAAAGCGATGGCACAAGCACTCGCTAAAAAATAAGGAGTTTTCATGGCCGACGCACTAATGGGGAACACAGAAGTATCTGCTACCTCTAAAGCAATTGTTGATTCACTAGCACAAAAGTACCTCGTTCAAGAGGCTAAACTTTTGCCATTCTTTGCCAACTATTCAAACCTAGTTGTTAAGGGCGCATCAAGCATTAAAGTACCACGCTCTGGTGGTTTTTCTGTTGCATCTAAATCAGAAAACACAAGTGCTGATGCTTCAATCATCACTTACGCTGCTGATACAATCAACCTTAACCGCCACCGCTACATTCAATTCCTTCTCGAAGATTACGCCTCTGGTGTTGCTTCGGTTGATGTTGTTTCAGACGCATTGATGAAAGCATCTAAAGATCTTGCTTTAGACTTCGATACTTTCGTTCTTTCTACTTTGATCGCTGGTGCTTCTGCTTCTGCTCCAGATCATATAATTCAGTACACAGACGCCACTAATGAAGACATCGAGTTGGCAGACGTACTCAATGCTCGTAAACTTCTCGTTGATCAAAACATCGACCCACGTGAGTGTGTTATGATGATTGGTTCTTCACAAGAAAGAAACATGCTTAAGATTTCAGACTTCATTGATGCATCTAAGTATGGATCAAACGCTCCAATCATGAATGGTGAAATCGGTATGGTTTACGGTATGAAGGTTCTTCTTCACACTGGTCTATCTACCAAGACTGTATTTGCTCACCCAAGTGCTCTTGGTTTTGCATTCTCTCAAGAGGCTAGAGTACAAAGCTTCTACGATCTTAAAGAACTTGGTAACAGATGGTCACTAGATACAATCTACGGTGCATCTATCCTTGATTCTGGTAAGAGATGTGTAGTTATCGAAGAAACTCCGTAATCAGATTAAACTAAAACAAGAGGGGGCTTAGGCCCTCTCTTACTTTGGAGAACTAAATGGGATTCCCTAAATTCAAAGAATTTGAAGTTGTGTATGAGTATGACTTTGCCATAGATGGTGGCTCAACTGGTGCAAAGACACTAAGATGTTTAAACTTAAATGATCTTGAAGCTGGTCTTGTAATTGAAGAATTGCAAGTTTACGTTGAAACTGCTTTCGCTGGTACTGCAACTCCAACATGCACTATTGGTATTGCAGGAACAACAGCAGGATTCATGGCAGACATTTTCGCACTCGCATCTGCCGGCGCAGCAATCAGAAATGGAACCGTTGCAGGATCACTTCTTTGGGACGACACTAACGATCATGAGATTAGTTATGTAATTCCTGACGCTGCATCTGCTGTACCTCTTATGACTATTGCCACTCAGGCATTAACTGCTGGAAAAGCTAAATTCATCTTTAAATGTAGACGTTACTAAAATGGTGGGTGGGTTAAATCTCACCCATTTCAAAGGAACTACATGGCCGCTATCTATAATTTCACAATCGATCAAGGTTCTGATTTCTTAATCACCTGCACATACAAAGA